TGGATACTTTGAAATCTGGCGGTTCGTTTGACGATGCTGTTTACCGTATTTCTCGTTACCATTTTGATTATACCGATTTGTCTGCGCTGGATGAAACTGCAAAGCAGTTTATCCCTTTTTGGATTTGGACTACCAAGAACCTTCCGTTGCAGTGGACGGAGCAGTTGCTGCGCCCGTCATCTTATAATGCTTATAGGCAGATGCAGGAACGCAATCCCGTTACTGGCGACATCGCACAACCTGCATGGTTGAGCGAAACTGGTCCGATGGGGTTATTTAATGATTGGGTGTTGAACCCTGACCTGCCAATGTCTCGTATGGGTTCTACTTCTAAGAAGTTGGTTACTGTTTCTGGTTTGCTTGGGCAGGCTAATCCGCTTATAAAGTTGATTCCTGAGAATATTGCTGGCAAACAAATGGGAACCAATGTTCCTTTCAGGGATGAAGGAACCGAGGCTAAAGGCTTGGACAAGGGGATTGCTTATTTGTTGGACCTTGCTGGTGTTGACTCTCGTAATGATGAAGGCAAGTTGGTTATTCCTGATGAGTTGTCCACACAATCAAGTGCTGTTATTCCGTTGTTGGGTAAGGCACAGCGTTTGTCTGGCGGATTTATTGGTGGTAAGCCTACTTATAATGAGCGTTGGTTGACTAGTGTGTTGACCGAAATTGGTGTACCTGTGCGTAAGGTTGGTCCGAGGCAACAGCGTGGTGAACTTATATCCAGAGGGTTTAAGTTGAATGATTTGATTAAGGCGTTAGAAGATAGAGGGATGATACAAAAATGACGGTAAATAAAACTAATTATTTTAACTGGCAAAAGGCGACGGCTGTTGACCGTGCCCGTTTCGGTGGTAAACCTAGCCCTAATGTTGTGGCGTGGAAAGATTACCTGTTGAAGCGTTTCGGTGGCACTAGTGTGGGTATTGTAAATAAGCGTGAAATTCGTGGTGGCGGTTCGTTGTCCACGCATTATTATGGCGCAGCGATTGACTGGCGTTACCCAACCCGTGCGGTTGGGAAACTAGCGATGAAAGATTTGGTTAACAATTCGCAAGAGTACGGCGTTCAAATGATTGTTGATTATGTCGGCAGTGTTATTTGGACACCGAAGAAGGGTTGGCATAAAGCCACATCCAAGGGTCACGGTATGGGGCAGGCTTGGGCTGCGTGGATTCATGTTGAAACCACAAAGACCGATTGGGCTAATAAAAAGCGTCCTGAGGACCGACTTTAATCGTAGATTTGTTCTTCCATACTGTTAACTATAAAGTCATAGTTGACCATGGAATTTTCAAATGCTTCTTCATCGCCTGCGTTTGCTAGGTCCCATTCGTCAATCATGTTTCTGGCACCTAGTTTTGTGATGTGAAACTCAACCACTAGGGTGGTTTCGTTTTCTTCTTCTAGCGAGTTAAACTTTATGTTTAATTCTTTAATTACTTTGTCTAGGTATTCGTCGTCGTTATTTGTAGTCATTGTGTCTGTCTAGTATTTCTTCTAGTCTGGCAAGTGTTTCTGCTGTGGGGCTTGTGGCGTGTTTACGGGCTGCTATGCGCAGTAGCCGTAGTTCTTTATGCGTGTCACGGTACATGTTCCAGCCCGCATTAGAAATTGCTGATGCAAGTTTACTGTTCAAGGCATGCCTCTTCGTATGAGTTAAGTGCCCGCCATGCTTTGCGCCACACTTTTGGTGTGTCGCAATCTTCTTCCAAACACATTATGGAGTATGCTAGTTCGTGGGCTACTTGTTCCCAGTCTGGTTCATTTTTCATTTTTTGTTCTTCCTGCTTTAATGAGTGTAATAACTTTGGTGACATCCGTGATGTCGGCGATGCGTGCGAGTGGTAGCCCCATCTGTTTGGCTTCTCGTTGTAGTTCATTGAGTGTTTCCTTTAGTTCCTTTAGGTTGACCATTTTGTCTTTCGTTTATTTCTATAAATATTGGGTGTTTTAACATTTCGGTTTTTAACCGTTCCAACGCAATGCGTGTCTTGCGCCACGCATGCGATTTGGCTTTAATGTTGAGATTATCTGCAAGCACCTCATAGGTTACCCTGTCGTAGAATATTTCATATAAAACATTCTGGTCCTCTGGGCTTAGCATGGACATGCAGTGCGACACTGCTTCTAGCAGTTCTGGTGGTGTTTCTAAGTCATTAGCAGATGCGTACATGAATGGTTGCATCAGGACTTCAATGTCGGATGCTGATGCTAAGAGTTTTCTCCCTAGGTCATATTGCATCGTATGCCTCGTTGGTCATCAGGTCGGTGATGGCTTCTGGTAGCAACAAGTATCCACGGGACGGGTTAGATGATGACCATGCCATGTTAATCATTGTGGACTTCTTATAGATGTCCTTGTTAACCTTGAGGTAGCGTTTTATGCGTTCTACACTTATAATGTGGAACGCACCTTGAGTGCCGTCTAGTGTGAGTACATACACCCACCATGTTGCTTTGGTGACGGACAACCCTGATGGTTTCCATACGGCTTTGTCGTTTTCGTCACGCAACCTTCGGGGGTTGTGTTCCATTTCTAAAACCATTTTACCGTTACGGTAGCGGTCTGTTTTTACTTCAAAGGCTCCCGACTCCATGGAGTCTAGAAAGTCCTCAACAAGTTTTTCACCTTTTTTACCGAACGCTAGGTCGGTGCGGAAGTCAAACTTTTTGTTTGGTATATCATAATCCGAGAATTTACCTGCTGGAACAGGTGCGTCGGTCATGCTTTCCATGCCTCTACTAGATGGACTTGCTTGTCGTCTGCCCATGCTGCGCCGTTTAAACCATCCATAATGGTTTTGACATAATTATCTATGTCGCCTCGCAACTTGGAGACTTCTAGTGTGGATTCTCCTACGGTGATTTCCATGCTGGTTGGTGTGAACTCAACTCTTAGCCAGACGGGTCCTTCAAATACGGGTCCGTCTGACATGAGGTAGGCACCACGCACAAGTGCTTCTGCTTCTAGCGTTTTTACGGGGGTGAACACACGACCACGGCGTCCTAGACGGGGTCGTCCTTTAGGTGTAGGGCGATTAGGGATTACGATGGTGTGTTGTTTTGACATTATAGTTTTCTAACGGATTATGTTGTTTGATAAACCCGTTGTACGAGTTTATCAATCTCTAGTTCACCATGTGTCCGCAAATGGTACTTGCCCCAACGCAGGTCGGCGTCGGTGAGTATAATGTGTGTCTGGCTGGGGTTAAGCCCAGACCTGACACATTCGTGTCCCAGTTTCGCCAGTGTCCGTGAACGGTCATTGTTGGGCAGTGGACCATCACGCCAGATGACCTTGCCTAGGGCGCTGAGAGGGCGCATGGCGTCTGGTAGGGATGCACATGGCACATAGTCCATGTTGTGGGCTGTGGGGGCTACTGGGGGCTTGTAGAAGGAGGCTATACGGGCAATGGTGTCTGGGTGTGTGAGGTGGGCTTCGGCATCATCAAGAAAGGCGTCAAGGGAGATTGGTGTTTCGTCATCGGTGATGACACGGCGATTAGGGATTGTCAAGTCGTTATGGTTGGGGTACGGCAGGCGAACATAGTTGCCGTATTGTGCGATACTCGCCAGTGATTCTTGCTTAGGGTTGATTTCACGGGCTTCATAATCTGCAACCTGATGCGCAGCCAACAGCATGCGCCTCATGTCTCGTGCCAAGACTGGTTCGGATGCGAACACCCAAACATGGTAGCCCTTGGAACGGGACTTTTCTATAAAGGCGTGGACACCAGCAGCAGCCAGTGAGTCACGGATTGAGATTGTGCTTTTAAGGTCGCCTGTGTCAATGTCCGTGCATCCCCAGACTGTGTACCAGTCATTCTTTAGGGGCACCATGGGGTAAACACCGATTGGTGTTTCCCCCATCAAATGATTATGGAACACTTCACGGGTTAGCGGTTGCTTAACGCATGAACCCATTTCGCTTCCGTAAACATCGCCTCTGCCTCGGAATAGTTTTATGTATCTGTCTAGTGTTGTCGCTTCCATGGTCACATCCAATCGTCATCGGCTAGTGACAGTTGCTCACCCACTGGAGGCAAGTCAGCAACTGTCGTAATGTTAGACGCAAATTCGCCGTTGCGTAATCGTGTCAAGCGTCCTGTGCCTTGTTCAATCTCAAAGTCAATGTCGTCAATGAGTCGTGACGCTGGGCGTTTACATTTAACAAGGTTGATTGTGACCGTATTCTGGTGTATTCGCAGGTCGTACTGGAGCGTGTCTAGTCTTTCCAGTAGGCGTTCCGTGTTTTTGGATGCGTCCACTCGTTCTTCTATGTCACGGATTTGCGCTTCAATGTCAAACTTTTTACGGCGCACACCAAGGACATGCGTTGCTTGCTGTTCACCACCGTAGGCACCTGAAGATATGGTCATCTTGCGTCCGTCTGCACCTGCAGAACGGGACGACTGGTGCAGTACAAGCATTGGAATATTATGGCGTTTACCGAAACTCTTGAGTGTGTTGGCTTTGGATGGGACATCTTCGCCACCGCCTTGTAGCAACTCTAGATAGTCAAACACCAACAGGGCTGGTTGTCCCCACATGTCACGCACCTCACCGAGGGCGTGTTCCATTTCGTTGAGTGTCATCATCTGGTCAAACACGGCTAGGTTCGGGAATGAATCGTTCGCTGTTTCCCTGAGTAGCGAGATTGCCTGATGGTCGTTGTTGGCGATTTGGCGTTCCAAAATGTCGGCAGGGATTCCATGCATTAAACAGGTCAACTTTATAAGCGTCAATGTTTTAGGTTCGTCAGGGCAGAAGTACACAACGGACTTGTCACGGTTCGCTAATAGTATCTGTAGCAGGAACATGGTTTTACCTGAGTGGCTGTAGCCGTTGATTAGGCACATTTCGCTGGGGGCGATGCCACGCATTTCTGCGTCAATGTCGGGAAAGCCTAGGTAGATTCGTTCGCTTGGGTTTTGCGCCCAGTGCACAAAGTCGTCGGCTGCGTGGGCTAGAGGATTATAATGTTGTCTGATTTTTGGAACGACAGACAAGTCGGGCGTGGGGATTGTCTCCCCACGCCCTAATGCATCCCATCGTTCCGCATAAGTTGCGGAAGTCATATGATTATTGTTTTCCTATCGTGGTGCCCAGAAGGCATCGTTGCCTGTGGTTGATTTAAACCATGGGCGCTTTGGATTTGCGGCTACTGTGTTGCGGTTATCCCACACTTCGTTTACGCCTTTAACGGCGCAAGCCTCGTTCAACCATGCAGGGATGGGTCCGTGCTGTTCGCCTTTGATGCGTACAGTGAATCCTGTTCCTGTGGATGTTGCGGTAGCGGATGGGAAAGCGTTTGTGAATGTTGCTTCGTCCTGTGCTACTGCTTGCGGTGTTGGGAATGACTGTGCCTGTGCCACTGGGGTGGCTGGTGCAGTTGCTAGGGCTGGTGCTGTTGCGGTGGACAAACCTTGTGACGGTAAGATGATGTCACAAACTGAGTCGTATGCTTCGGCGAAAGCCATAATGTTGGATGACAGGTTGTCTGTCTTGGGCGTCAATTCGGATGCGATTTTAGCGCAAACCTGCATGATGATGGATTGGTCTTTACTGACCATTGGGTACACTCCTTGTGGTAGTGGTTGTTGTTGGAGATTCTAAATTAGTAGTTCGCACTTTGTCACTTTCTTGTGCGGTGGCAATCATGTTGAGACACGCCAAGTATCCTACTGCATCCACGAGACTATCGTGGTGCAGTATTCCTTTTTCTTGGTTGGTTCGTAGTCGGGCAAACTTCACGGACAACATGAACATAATGGCTTGGCGCACTGTGAGTTTGATTCCTGTCATGCCCTCAAAGATTGCAACAACTTTGGTGTAATCCTCAAGGGGATGGCTATAGGATTTCTTCCTGTCGCCAGTCACAAGTCCGTATGCTTCCAGTACGATTTCCGCACCTGCTGTGTCCTCGCTCATATTGCCACCTTATAATATGGCAGCGATAGTTGCGTTTCCGTCAGGTGGGCACCCTTGCACAGGTTCCAGTAGTCACACCATGACGCACTGCAAAGTGCTGTGGTGTCGTTCATAATCCAGTTTTGGTTCGTGACACCAATGTGGAGCGCCATCTGAATGGCTGGCTTCACATTGTGTCGTAGCCATTCTTCATGGTCGGCAGTTCGTGACATGTAAACGATTTGGTGCTTGGGTTTTTCCTGTCGCACCATAACGCCATAACGAAAGTCCACTGGGTATTCGCACTTCTTTATAGAAACCAAGGCAGCCGAATACACGGTTGCTTGGATGGATTGAGCCTGCTTCTCTTTCGCATAATACGCACGGCTGGATGTTTTCCAATCCCAGATGACACCACACGGGTCAACATAATCCATGGTGCCTTCGCACCACACATCCCACTCGCCTACCGTGAGTCCTAGTGGGAACTTGAACTTCCATTCTATGTCGCCACCGAGTCTTACTTCGGGCAGGATGCCGTCAACGAACGCTTGAGCCATGCCACGAATTTGTCCTTCGGATTCCTCGGGTTTCAGGTTCGTGGTTTTATAGGGTTCCAACTTGAGTTGTTCCCAGTGTTCCAACGCAAGGTCTGCGATGGTCATAGGGTTGGCACCTGCGAGCACTTGTTCAATGCCGTAATGCAACGCTGTACCCATAATGGTGGCGTCAGAACCTGATGACATTTCTGGTTTGTCCAGTTTAAATCTCGCCCTTTCAGGGCAGATTACAAGGTCGTTCAGCCACGATTGGCGTACATACACACGCTTTGTTTCTGTGTCAAATCTCATTTAGTTTCTTTCTATAGTAATAGTATTGCATGGACAACGATAGCAAGAGGTAATGGCTATAAGTCCATTACCGATACTATTGCTATAGACAGTATAGTTATTGTAACGCACGGGTCAGCCTATTGTCCTTGTCCTGCGTTTCGTAACGGCACTTCGTGTGTATTGAATTCCTGTGTCTGTAACAATTATCTTCATAATTGTTGCAGCGTCATAATCTGTTAAACATAATTCGTTGAGCAATTTTCTGGCTCGTGCTTTGGCTGTGTCTTTTTCTTTTGACTTAAACAAGTAGGCAAGACCACGAACATTACCGAACGGAATGTCCAACTGCTTAGCAATCACTTTACGGGAAACGCCCAACTTTATGAGCCGTTCTAGTTCGTCAATGCGAGCAAATGTCCAATCTTTAGTGCCCCGATTAGCAGTCAAAGCGTTCATTGCTTCTTGGCAATCAAGACCCAGATGTCGTATGACACCGCTAAGTGTGACGCCTTCCTTGTCCATGCAAGATTGTATTGCTTCTCGTGTCTTGCCCCAACGAGTGAATGTGGGTTCCGTGGAGTCAATGACGACATCGGTTCCCACTACAGCGTATAACTCCTGTTCGGCGTGAAACGCATCCCAGTATTCAACCATGTCTGTGAAGTAGTCAAGCATGCTGAGCCTGTTCCACGGCACGCCGTAGCCCTGTATTTCGCACACTCTTGAACCCATAAACAAGTCCGCTACCCCGTCACGGATGCAATCCGCCAATGGTGGTAGTGGGTTTATAATCTTTACATCGCATAAACATTCCTTAGAATGTGTTGCGACCCCGCAGCCTATTTCTGTTTCCATTATACTTTCAATCCTGACACACGAGTCATAACAGTGTAGCCTTCACCGATGTGGTTATGGCATGTAGGTGGTGCTGTCATGTTTAGATAGATATGCACAATCGCATTGCATCTACTGCATGACCACACCCCCTTACGAAACACCTCTGGTTTTTTTATTTTTTTATCAACAGACATTAGTAGTCTCCTCTCTTGGCGAAGTCCTGAATGAACTCACGGACATCATCGGGGCATGCTGGCATGTCCGCAACTTTTTGCATAATCGCAATCAACTTTGCTTCAGGTTCCGTGTTGTCGGTACCGTTCACGGATGCTTCATGCAGGTCATGAATGACACTGTTGGCTTCAGACTTGGTTGTCATGCCTGAATGAATTGCTAACTCCATAATGGCAGAGACAACCACGCTTGTGTTGTAAGCGACAGACACGCCTTCAAGCAGTTCCGTTGTGATGGACTCAACCATCTCGGCAGGCATGTCGTAGTTGTCACCGTCACGCTCACCGTCTGGCGACAAGCCCCACAGCAACACACAGTCACCAACAAGGTCACGCCCAAAGAGTGCACTAGCGAGGTAGTTATATTCCAAACCAATCAGTAGCCCCTCATCATGCACATAGCCCTCAAAGGAAACATCATCACGACCCACATTTGTAGATACGCAATCAAAGTTGCCTCCGACATATTTCTGAATATCTTTATATCCATCCACCAGAATGTGTTGCGGTTCAACGCAAGCACCTGACGGCAGGAACAATCCCGATACTAAATTTGACATAACAATAACCTCCAGTTATTTTTTCTTGTTGGCTTGTGCCAACATAGATTTGTAAGTGTATTTCACACTTGCGAATAGGACTCTGACAGAACCTGCCAGAATTATAAATGTAATAAGCAGCGACCCCAAAGAGCCTGTATTCATTGACCAATTTGACTTGTCAAGCAACTCCATAGCAACACATGATGTGAAGAATAGCGTCAGCACAAACCAACACACACCGACAGACACTATGCGTGGTATCGGCGCTTCATAACGGTAGTCGTCCATCACTTGACCACCTTTACTGCGTGCCAGTCTAGGTATTCCTCTTTCGCATTTTCAGCAACATGAGTCATAAAGTTTTTGACATCATCCCATGTCCAATCAGAGGCATCCCACTGTTTGTCCACGCCTTCAATGAGTGACGGACTGAAAGCCCATGCCCCCATCTCTTTTGAGTGCCCAATGTATGTAGGGCTATTTTGTGTTTTCATTTTCTTTTTCCTGTTCTGTTTCTAGGGTTTCTAATAGTGCCAAACAATGGCGACATTCGCCATTGGATGAGCAGTAACAATAATCTGGGTACTCTGGTGTTTCGTATTCCATCATTCCTTCATTCCGTTATCAACATATGACGCCATGCTTACCATCGTTGCAAGCACAGACGCCTTTAGGTTCCAAATAGAATCAGACAACGCATCTACTGACCAATCCTCAAGAGGTTCCCAAGCGTAGCAGAACTCGCTTGTCTCAAGCAAATCCGCTAGGTCATTATAGATAGCCAACGCTGTCATCTCTTCGGGCATCTCGCTAAGGTGCCAGTCTAGAGAAATTTGCATTGCCTCTTCTTCGTATCGTGTTTCTAACTTGTTCATCGTGAACCTTCCTTTTTATAATCAGTGACAGAACCATTCTGCCACTGCTCTATTGCTTCATCCTGACCACATGATGGACACACCGAGGTGGTGTTGTCCAACCTGCTTAGCGCCACTCGTGGTGGATACATATAACTCTCACAGCGTGGACATACCAAGCGTGGTGTATAGGTTGATGGTGTACGCATTATATTTCTACTTTCTCATCAAGGGTTGAATCCCATGATGCTATTTGTTTGGCGTCTTTCAACACCCACTTACATGCACTAGCCTTATTGCTAAAGCCATACGCATGTTCGTACTCTCTACAATCCTGCCCACCATTACGGTAAGCATCCTCGTAGCGGATGACGAACCACTTGCCACCATCACCCATGCAAACATAATATATGCATTGAATGTCGGGCATGTTAATTTTATATTCACTCATTTTACTGTTTACCTTAAACTCGCTTATCTCGTAGTTACTCATTCTGCCAGCCCTAATCCCTGTACGGTTGTCAACACCCAAGCGAACGGGTCACGGACAATGTCGCCGTTACCATTCTGTAGTTTCTCAACCATCACATCATAATCCCGAATTTTTGTGTACTCAAGATTATGTGGTGTGCCATAACCACTATAGGATTCTGCACCCTGCGCCTTGGCTGTCGTTGACTGCTCCTGAACACTGAATGTCAATCGCCTAAGCATTGACGGGTGAGCCATGCTGAACATGACGCTGTCAATGTCTAGGTGGTCGTTGCTGTCATGCAATTTGACCACGGTGGAGTATGTCTTGTCACGGGCACCACGACCAGTGACGCATGATTCCCACCACAACTCAACACCCACACCCATTTTGTGGATAGTTTCAAGCAGCGCAACCACAGCAACACCACGGGCTATAATGTGAGCAGAACTAATGTCGCTAGACGCTGTGCCAGCAACCATAATCTTTACAACACGACCCATCGTTGCTGATGATTCTGGCAGGAACTCAAGCATGCACTCGGGTTCACCAGTGACGAAACGCCCCATGTCAACCGATGAGCCACTTACGGCGTACTCGGTCACATAATGTTCGCTGAACTTCATGTCTAGGCGTTCTGTCACCTTGCTAAGGATGCTGTCAACATCGCTACGGATAGCGCCATAACCATTACGGGCAATGTCACACGCCTCGGACAGTGTTGCTGATTCCTGCCACGACACGCCATTCTCATAGCGTTCCGCACTGTTGGCGGATTGTGGTGCCTCATTGGCAATGGCGTACTTAGCGAACTCGCCAAGTGAGCCGAACACCTCGTAATGGTGTTTCGGGTTGTCGGTTATAATTTGCATAATGTTCTCCTATTTGCTTTCGTTACTTACAGTGACAAGCCCATGAGAATTTTCTCACAAGCCTCAGGGGTTGCGCCCTTGGTGATGGTTGCCTCAACAACCTCGCCGAGATTATAGACACCGTCATGGCGTAGCATCTTAGCACCGTACACCGTGGCACGGGGTGACACCACAACATGCAAACCATAGGTGGACACATTCTTACGGGCAACACGGACAATGTTGAGCCACTTGGCAGACATTGAAGCGTCAAGTCCTACGGCATCCAGCATTGCCTGTTCAATGTTCTCATCGTATGTGATGGTGAGGTTAGCGAAGCGGTTCAGGAACGCCTCATCCAACGGGTTACGACCCACATACTTAGCGTTAGCGCCATGACCGAAGGTGTTGGCGGTAGCGATGAGCACAAAGGCATCATGGCGCTTGACCATACCATCAGGGAACGCCATGAACGAGTTACTCAAGGCACTGTTCAGGACTGTGAGAACATTCGGGTTGCCGTTGTCAACCTCATCCAGTAGGAACACGCCACCCAACTCAAACCGCTTACGGAATTCGGTGGTGACATAATCGCCAGTCGCCGACATATAACCAAGTAGCGATGACTCGGTGGATTGGCTACTGCATGACTTGGACGAGAACGCCACACCCAACGCTTGTGAGACTTGCTCTGCGATGTGTGACTTCCCTGTCCCTGCCTCACCTACAAGATAGGTTGGTGTACCGTCTGCAATGTTCGCCAATACCTTAGGGAACATGTGATGCTGAACGCCTTCCATAATCTTTATGTCACGATTCGGAATGTGGATATGGGTAATTTTCGGTTGAAGCCTTGCCACAGTCTCGGACAACTCACCTAGGGACACAGTCACATCGGCGAATGATGCAATGGCAGGAGCCATTGCCTCATTGACGATTGCGCCAATAGCCTCGGTATCGGGTTCAGGATTATAACCATCCAGAACTTCCGTCACGATGTCACGAAGCACCGCATCTATGCCAGTGGCAGGTGCCTTGGGTTGCTTGGGTGTGGATGGGATGGGTGTTGTAGCCACGATGGGTACTTCCTTTGGTGTTGGTGTTGGTGTTGGTGTTGGTGAGCCATAAAGTTTGGCACACTGAGAATTCCACGCTGTGCACAGTTGGTCAAGCGTCCACCGCATGGCAGGGTAGCCAGTGAACTTGAAACCGCTATAATTCAACGCTGCAATTTGCCCATTTTTGGATAGGAAACTGAAGCGGTCAGTCCGTTCACGGGTTGAGCCGTGTTCGTGGTAGGTGACACGCTGTGTGGCGTAGTCAATGGATGTGACGATTGGCATTTTGTTAGCCATTTTAATTACCTCCGTAATTAGTTGAGAGTTATAGTAGGGATAGGATTATAGGCTAGGACAACCTAGCGAGTGGACACCGTAGCGCCAGTGATGGTGTTCACATAGCGTGGGTTTTTCTTGTCACGCTTGAAGCGTACAACTGACTCATTTTGTGCCAGTAATTCGTTCATGCCATTTTGGTCACTGACCGAACCAAGCCCGACAGATACGACACCCAAGTACCACGAATCATCGTAGGAACCATCGTACTCACACATGAGAGTCTCATAATGATATACACGGCGGACACGACCCATATCGTCAATGTCGTCAACGAACGACCACGACGATGCCTTGCCTGTACGACCTTTTTTGTGTGGTGTCACCGATGGTGACATATCTGTAATTTTCATAATATTCTCCTTATGTTTCAATGCCCCTAGCGGAATTGCTAGGGTATTGGAACCACACCACGGAATTGCACCGTGACGAACTCGCTAGAGTGTGGACGGACATTATGGGTTCTACTGCCACACGCTATGGTGTGGTGAACCTGCGATGTCCTCGCAAGAATGGCACATGCCACGAGCCTTATCTTCACGACCCGTAGCACCCATTATGAGACACGGCACTGGCACCCTTTGTGCCACCGTGTCCCTAATCACTTACGCCCTGCCATTATGACCATGAACCCGAACTACACTCTCGGGCTGTCATAACGATTGAACGCCAACCTCAGCACCTCAGCCATGACCATGAGCCATGCATCGCTGTACTAAGCGCCGTGGCAATGCATCATCCCGATAGCACTACAACACGGCACCACTAGGCATCCTGTGACTAGTGGCGAACGACACCACGAAAGCAGTGCCGAACAACCAATACAGTAAGACCGCCGATTATGAATTCCAACAATCCATAACGAAACTAACTAGCAAAACATCCGCAAACCCTTACGGCATATAGGAAAGATTTTTTTTATTTTTTTTCGTTTCCTCGCCTACATGCGCCCCAACACGACGAGAATCGTCGCCCATAGCCACGCCATATCCTGCCCATAATGCACGCCATATCGCACATCAGAACTGCATACCCACACACCCACATCATGCCTCCATGCATGACGCATTATGTGCACATTGCCCCCCATAATCTGCCTATAAAGTGCACCGCATGCACCATGCGAACGCCTATCGCTATTGACTAGTACAGACTAGCCTCGCATGAGGGGGGAGGCACGGGGGGGTGCGCCCCCACTTGCGTATAAGTAATATAGAACCAATTCCGAGGGCGTCTATTTTTGGGACTTGGGGTACCTACAGAGGGGGGGCACCCTTGTTTCAATAGGGGGGTGGATGGATGTCCATGCTACCTATATGGTGTATGGGGTTGATACCCCTAGTGGTGGCTCTCCCCCTTGGGATTGAACCAAGACTTGACGGATTAACAGTCCGTTGCACTGCCGTTATGCTAGAGGAGAAAGACTGTCTTTAGCAGTCCCATTTACGCAAAGCGAGGGCTTTGCGGGTGGGGCGTCCTTTGGAATCTTTTAATGGTCCTTTGGATGCGCCCATTCTGGCGCAGAATGAGTCTCGGCGTGCTGCTGCTTTGGGGGATTTAGCTGCTTGTTTGGCTGACACGGGCGGCTTTAGTGTTCCACCTGTTTGTGCTTTGTAGGATGCCCGTCCTTTAGCATTTAAACCGCCTGCTGGGTTTTTGCCTTCGGCTCGGGTCCATGCAGGGGTTTTCTTTTTGGCTGCCATAACTCTCCCTAGGGTTTATAGTTTGGTGATGCTGGTAATCCAGCCGATTGGAATATGGTTTATATCGCCAACACATTCAGGGGTTGGCATCTCCGCTTCAAAGATAGTACCAACCACCGTCAGGTAACCTTCTTGGCAGTCATGCCAGATTCTACCTAGGGTGGTGGCTTCGGAGTTGCGTGGCTCATAATCCTGAGTGTCATGCCAACCTGACGCTGGACAATAGGCATCTTGCCATTTGACTCGCACTTCGGTCCATTCAGGGATTGCTTTGATTTCTTGTGGAGTCATCAGTCTAGGTTCTTGTCTTTCCGTAGAGTCCACAGCGAGATTGCTGTCCCCGTTACTACCAGTGTTGTGGTCAAATAGGTTATTGTGTTTAAAATCCATTTTGCTGCTTGTTTCACTTGGTTGTCCACGCCTCTATTGTACTGTTACGCAATACCACCTTCTGGGTGGTATTGCTCTATAGTACTATAGAACTGTCCTTTGACTGAACCTGATGGCTTACTCGTCTGGGGGACTCGCAACCCACAAGGTTGCTTAACCCCCCCTATAATCCCCCCCTTGTTCCCTAGCAGAGAGTAGTCAACCGACCACTCTCCGTGGTCAACTAGGAACAACCCTAGCATTTGTATGTCTGAAAATATTATTGACGAACGCCAAGAAAAATACTTAAACTGGTTGTTGGTACCCGCCCCCATGCGTGTACCATCCACAACAGAAGCCTACGCTAAAGAAAACGGCATGGACACCTCAACCCTGAGGCGCTGGATGAAAAAACCCGTATTTAAAAACGAATGGCAAAAACGAGTAGAAGAACTACAAGGTTCTCCAGAACGAACCCAAAAACTATTGGACTCCGTATATCAGCGTGCTCTGGGCGGGGACAACAAAGCAGCACAACTATACCTTCAGGCTACAAACCGTTTGGCTCCCACACAAGTAACTGTGAACCATACGCAGTCTCTGGCAGAAATCAGCGACAAGGACCTAGAAGATTTAATCTCTAGCATGGCTGTGACTGAGCAGACTGCCAGATTAGATGCGGGTCATGGTTGAGTGCCCTGAGTGTGGTTCTGACTTTCCTGAGAACCTTCGTGAGTGTCCTTGGTGCTGGTTTGAGGAAGAACCCCGCAAGATTCACCACATGCGTGACTTTGATTAAGGAACAGGTTCCCTACTAGTATGGTGCCCGCAACTCAAAATATTAAGATTACTCGTGGCGACACCGAGGTTTTTGTGTTTACGCTACAAAACGCTGACGGTACCCCCATGAATTTAACTGGTTCTTCTTTTGCTAGTCAGATTCGTTATGCTTATGATTCTGCTACTGTCGGTGCTGCTTTTGTTTGTACTTTAACAAACGCTGTTGGCGGTGTTGTCACTGCCACACTATCTGCTGGTGACTCTGCGTTGCTAACTACTGGTTCTGCTTTTTGGGACCTTCAGCGTACTGTGGGTGGTGTTGTAACTACTATTCTTTCTGGTAAATGTAGTATTTTGCCTGATGTAACCAGACTGTAAGCAATGTCGGCTACAACCACTAACTACACTGTCAGATTAAGTAATGCTACTGTTGGCAGTATTACTTCTGGTACTGTTGCTGTTATTGCTTCTGCCAATATTGGTCCTGCTGGACCTATTGGTGTTACGGGTTTAACTGGTTTAACAGGTAATGCTGCTACCATTGCTGTTGGTACAACAACAACTGGTGCAGCAGGTAGTTCGGCATCTGTAACTAACTCTGGGTCATCCAATGCTGCTGTGTTTGATTTTACGGTTCCTCAGGGTGTTGTCGGCGCAACTGGTACTGCAGCCACCGTTGCTGTTGGGACAACAACAACAGGTGCTGCTGGCTCTAGCGCTGCTGTAACGAACGCAGGCACCTCCAGTGCCGCTACCTTTAACTTTGCCATACCTCGTGGAGATACGGGCGCTACGGGCGCTACAGGTGCCACTGGGGCGACTGGAGCGACAGGACCGCAAGGTCCACAAGGAATCCAAGGTGTCACTGGTAATACTGGCGCCACAGGAACTGCTGCAACTGTTACCGCAGGAACCACCACTACTGGCGCTGCTGGTACTTCTGCTGCTGTTACTAACTCTGGTACTAGTGCTGCAGCAATATTTAATTTTACTGTACCTACAGGAAATACTGGTGCTACTGGTCCGACTGGACCTACTGGACCCACAGGTCCAACGGGTTTAACTGGTCCCACTGGTTTAACTGGGAATACTGGACCTACGGGTCCGCAAGGTATTCAAGGTATTACGGGCAACACTGGGGCAACAGGTCCTGCTGGTGCTACAGGTCCTGAAGGTGGAACAACTACTTTAACAACCAAGGGAGACATTCTCACTAGAGATGGTAGTGCTTTGGCTCGTCAGGGTGTTGGAACTAATGGTTATTTCCTCAAGGCTGATTCTGCGCAAACTACTGGACTTGTTTGGGCTACCATCCCCAGTGTTTCTATTTTGGATGATGTTGGTGATGTTGTTATAACATCAGCATCTGCTAATCAGGTTTTGCAGTGGAATGGTACCAACTGGGTTAATGCTACTTTAACAACGGACCCTATGAATGATTCTAAGTTTAGTGCGATTATTTTAATGGATATTGGAGTTTAAATATGGCAAGTGGAGACAGAGTAGAAACACGATTGGTTAACTCTACGGCGTTGTCAGCAACAGACGCAGCCCTTGGGTCTGGCGTTGTTGCAGCGGGTCATGTGTGGGTTATTAAGCAAGTTATGTTGTGTAATACTAGTGGCACGGACAGGTTGGTGTATTTAGGTATTGGTAATACGGTTACGGGTGGAACTTCTAGTCGTTTTATGCATGCGCTTCCTATTGCGGGTTATGATACTATTATTTTAGATACGGCTGTTGTGTTGAACGCTGGCGATAGGTTGTGGGGTTACTCTGACTTTGCTGGTTCTGTTAATGTGACTGTTGTAGGTTGGGATAAAACTCTGTAATGGCTATTTCTAGTGTTTTGGGTTCGTCTGCGTTGTTGCCTGCGGGTTTAGGGTTCCGCAATGTCTTGATTAACGGCGACTTTAAAGTGTGGCAACGAGGGACTTCAATCACTGTAACTAGTGGTACGCCTTATACAGCCGATAGATGGTGTGTTACGGCAGGGGGGACAGCCAACTTTTCGGCATCCCGTCAAACAGCAAGCCTTGACGGTTTTCAGTATTGTTTGAGGCTTCAACGCACGGCATCCAATACAAACACTTCAGTACTTTATTTAAGTCAACCTGTTGAAACAGTTAATTCAATTCCTTTAGCAAATAAACAAATTACATTTTCTTTTTATGCTAGGGCTGGCGCAAACTTTTCTGATGCAAGTTCTGCTTTGAATATCCGTATTGTTACGGGTACTGGCACGGATGGCAACTATCTTGCAGCGACACTTACTGGGCAATCTTTCCAGTTAGATACCACGGCGACGCTTACTACATCTTGGCAAAGATTTACTTATTCGGTTCTTGTTCCTTCGGGCGTTAATCAGATTCAGCCTGTCTTTTTTTATACTCCTGTTGGTACGGCTGGTGCGGCTGACTATGTGGAGATTACTGGTGTGCAGTTGGAACAAAATCTTCAGCCAACCCCGTTTGAACAACGCCCATACGGTGTAGAACTAGAACTATGCCAACGGTATTTCTTCAAATTTGTTAGTGCTGCAATTAGTTGGTTGTCATTTATTTATGCAGGAACACAATACCGATTGACACTTCCGCATCCTGTTTCAATGCGTATAGCCCCTCATACTGTTTCTACATCTACATGGCAAGGTGGGTCAACCCCGTCATTAAGTGGTTCTAGTGTTCTTGCAACTAATTGGGTAACGACTGCTGGTTGGTTTTATATGAACGAAGCAACATCTATTGAAATAAGTTCGGAGTTGTAAATGTATTACACACATACTGACCCTCTATTAAATTCAACCACTTTGGCTTTACATGATGGCGAAGTCATTACTTACTTTACGGAACAAAGCCCTTTGCATGGAGCGTATCTTGCGTGGGTTGCTGAAGGAAACGAAGCAACAGAATGGACAGGTAACTAATGGGTATCACACAGCAAATCGGTGCTAGTTCACTAATTAAGGCGGGTGTTATTGAAAACACCGCCAACCGCCCTGCATCACCATATGAAGGTCAAGTCATATTCCAAAAAGACACGGACCAGTTGCTTGTGTGGAATGGTACGGCTTGGGTTATCCCGAACAGCCCTGCACAAAACCCACAAGGGTTGGAACTTGTCAAGACACAAACCATTGGTAGCGGAGTAACATCTCAACTGGTATCTAACTGTTTTAGTAGCACCTATGATAATTATCGTGTCGTTATATCAGATTTTGCGACATCAGCAAATGGCGAGTATCTAGCAATAAGAACAATGATAGCAAATGGTGGATATAGGTTTGGCGGTTTTTATGTGGCTTACACTTCTGCCTCAGTAGTGGCAACGGCAAGTAATGGTATGGATTATTTTCCTATTGCGTTTACTTCCTCTAACACTGCATATCGCAATCATGTGTCTTGTGAAATATACGCACCATATTTGTCTTTGGTTCCTAGGTTTGTGTCATCTAATGCTAGTCAAGCATACAACACTAATTTTAATGGGTTGGTTGCTGACACAACATCAACTACTGATTTAACAGTATTAGTGAATGCTGGAACCATGACTGGTGGCACTATTGCTGTGTATGGATACCGAAAGGCATAACAATGACAAGACCAAATATAGGTATAGATGATGAAGTCCGTGAGATGACCGAAGAAGAATACGAAGCATTGCTTGCATCAGGCTGGACTGAAGAAGGCACACCACTGGGGGGTGCTGTGTAATGGCTATTAGTAATAATTCAACTGGTTTACGCACAGGTGTATGCACCAGTGCGACACGCCCTACAGCCCCGTATGAGGGTCAGATGATTTACGAAACCGATACGGATATGGTGGCGATTTGGAACGGCACAGCATGGCGGTATTTGGCTGCGACTACAGCAGCAAGTGGCTCTGTTTTACAAGTAGCACCGCAAGGTATTTTTTCAACCCAAACGCAGTTTACGGGTGGCACTTTTGCCGACCTTGGAGTTAATGTTTCCATAACACCAAAATCGTCATCATCAAAAATTATGCTGTTTGGTTTATGTAACTGGTATTCAGCGTCAACTAACTATTTTGTTACTTTTAACATTGAAAGAAACGGAACACAAGTTACTGTTAGCAATAACCAACACACGGACAACGCAACAAACACTTCTCGTTCAACAAGTTTAATATTTATAGATTCACCAGCAACAACTTCTGCATTAACTTATAAATTAAGAATTAACGCCAACGGTCATAGTCTTTATGCTCAACATAACGGTGCGCCGTCAATTCTTATTGCTATGGAGATTGCAGGCTAAACCTGCCAACAGAAGGGAACCACATTCCCTTGGACATAAAAGAATATTATGGATTTACAATCATTAATACATGAAAAAGAATGGCGTAAATGCCGAGGGGCAGATGACGCCACCTTAGAAGAACAACTAGATGCGTTCGTTTACTTCTGTGAAAACTATTGGAGTATTAAACACCCCGAAAAAGGGCGTATAATGTTTGAGATGCGTGACGCACAGATAGAAACCATGCAGGTATGGATGTCGGCACGATACAGTGTTGTCCTGAAGGCACGCCAGATTGGTTTCTCCACTCTGGCTGCTGCATACGCTTTCTGGTTGGTTTATTTCCGCCCCGACAGATTCATAGTCATGTTGTCCCGTACTGAACGAGAGTCAGTTAAACTGCTGGCTAAGTCTAAGTATGGTTTTCGTTTTCTTCCGCAGTGGATGAAAGAACGAGGACCTAAGCAGACTACTGACCATCAGTTAAAGATGGTGTTTGAGAATGAGTCGGCGCTGGAGTCTCTACCTAGTGGTAGCGACCCTGCCCGTGGTGAGTCGGTGTATTTGGTTATTGTGGACGAATGGGGTTTCCTGCCGAACCCTGAGGAGGCGTGGGCTTCTATTGAGCCGATTGCCGATGTGGGTGGTCGTGTGATTGGTTTGTCCACGGCTAATGGTTCGGGTAACTTCTTTCACCAGTTATGGGTTGGTTCCCAAACAGGTACCAACCAGTTTGAAGGTATTTTCTTCCCGTGGAGTGCAGGTGACCGTGATGATGATTGGTATGAAGTTAAAACAAAAAACATGCCTAGTTGGCAGTTGCATCAAGAATACCCACGGTCCCCTGAGGAGGCTTTTGTTAAGTCTGGTAATCCTGTGTTTGATATTGATTTGCTTGATACTTTTAGCACTATTGACCCACTCGTTGGTTATCTTCATGTTTACTCTAATAAGAACTATGAATTCCGTGATGGGGATGACGGGAATCTTAGCGTATGGGATTTTCCTAGGGCTGATTGTGTTTATGTGATTGGGGCTGATGTCGCCGAAGGCTTGAGCCATGGCGACTACAGTTCTGCTCATGTTATTAATGCGGGGACAGGTGAGATTGTTGCTACTTGGCATGGACATATAGAGCCAGACTTGTTTGGTGAGTTACTGTCGGATATTGGTTGGTGGTATAATCAGGCTTTGCTGGGTGTGGAGTCCAACAACCACGGTTTGACCACTCTCAAGGCATCCCAAAAGTATGGGTACCGTAATATTTACCGTCAGCGTCGGTTGTCCCAGCGTAATCCTGAACAGTCTGAGACTTTGGGTTGGCGCACAACAAGTGCGACGAAACCACTGGCGATTGACGAGTTGGCTGCAGCCCTACGGGATGGAGACATCACTTTATACTGTTACAGGACGATTGCCGAGTTGCGGACCTATGTGCGCAAGGAGAATGGTAAGACGGCTGGGTCGCCTCATGACGATAGAACTATTAGTTTGGCTATTGCTAACCAGATGATTCACTATGTTTGGCTTCCTATGTACCGTGGGGATGTGTCTGTACCTAAAAATAGTCTTTTATGGTGGGAACAGCACCTTTATAGTGAGGTTAGTGCGGGTAAAACACCGATTGGTGGTCATAATATTCGTTCCAAGACCGCAAATTACCAATAAAGGAACAAGTACTGTATTGTTATGGGTTTATATGAATATAACTGTCTGGAATGTGGCAAATCGTGTACTGCAGAGGGTGCCCAACGCCGTGGTGATGTTTGTTTTAAATGCCATGTGCGTGGTATTAACCTTGGGTTTACTTACGGCAAGGAAAACTTCCATGGTGACACTGTTCGTGAGAAGCAAGATAAGATGTTTGCCGATGCTAAGGCTAAAGGCATGACGATTGCCCCTGCAAAAGATTACGGCTTCTAATGGAAGCATGGTTTGTGCCTATTATTGTTGCCATAATTGGTGGACCTATAATGGTTGTTATGCAGAAATTGCGTAATGAAAACACAAGCCAACATGCCGAGGGGCGGGAACTCCTTAATCGGGTCCTTTATAAGGTTGATGAAGTTGGAACTAAAATTGACGGTCATATTGGCTGGCATAAAGGAAAAGAAGAATAATGAAACAACCAACACCACCAAAGAAAGCAGCCAAGAAGCCTGTAGCCCCTAAAATGAATATCTATACTTACAAGGCTAAAGATGGTTCTTTGCAGGCATACAGCAATAGTGCTGCTTATCAGGCTAAAGTTGGCAACAAGGTTGCTGGCAAGCAGGCAGCAGCAGAGAAGAAAGCAAAAAAGAAATGAAAATCAGTAAAGAAAACAAATGTGCACTGGCATCATATGCCCGTTCCGCAACAGCAACCGTGCTAACGGTTGTTATTGCTGGTGAAACCTCCCCCAAGGCGTTGTGGGCTGCTGTAGTGGCTGCTTTTCTGCCTCCTGTGGTGCGTTGGTTGAACCCATCAGACCCAGCGTTTGGGCGTACGGCTAAATAATGGCTCGTAAACCCTCATCCGACAAACTGACAGAGTACCGCCAGCATTTAGAGGCATCTAAAAAGTGGCGCAAGGATGAGGGGTACGACGCTGTCTGGCGTCGTCTTGTTGACCTGTATAAAGGTAAACATTATGACCAGTACAGCAATGAAGATAGAATGTTGATTAACATTTCGTTTTCAACTATTAATGTTATTGCTCCTGCTATTGCTGTTAACTACCCTAAGATTACTGTTAATGCTGTCAGCCCCGACAATGCTGCTCAGGCAGTCATTGCCGAGGCGGTAGTTAACTATTGGTGGCGTCACCGTGACATTAAGGATGAGTTCCGTCGTGCTGTTAAGGACTTGTTGATTTGTGGTCATGGTTGGGTTAAGACGGGTTATCGTTTTGTTGAGGAATCAGCGATTGGTGAGGAAGGCGACGACAACGACCCTATTTCTGGTGGTGAAGCCCAGCCCAACACTATAATTCTGCAGGATTCACCGTTCGCCGAGCGTGTGTCGCCGTTTGATGTGTTTGTGGACTCGGATGCTACCAGTGTTCATGACATGAAGTGGATTGCCCAGCGTATCCGCCGTCCGATTGCTGATGTGAAGTCTGATAAGCGTTATAACAAGTCTGCACGGGATGATGTTGAGGTTATGGCTGTGTCTCGTTACACCGAGGACCCATCTTCTCGTAAGGTGTACGACAAGAATTATGGTTATGCCGAAATTTGGGAGTATTATAATATTGTTGACCGTACTCTTAGTGTGTTTGCTATCGGTGGGGAAAGTTTCCTTATTAAACCTACCAAGATTCCGTATGCCTTTGGGCATCCGTTTGTTATGGTACGCAACTTTGATGTTCCTGACTGCTTCTACCCTATTGGTGACTTGGAACAGATTGAACCACTACAGCGTGAGTTGAACGAAACCCGTAGCCAGATGATGAACCACCGTAAACGGTTCAGTCGCAAATACCTCTACAAGGAATCAGCGTTTGACCAGTTTGGTCGTACCGCACTTGAATCCGACGAGGACAATGTCATGGTTCCAGTATCTAGTGATGAACCTCTTGGTGGTGTAGTTACTGCTTTCCCTGCGGTCATCAGCCCACCAGAGTTTTACAACCAGTCACAACTAATTTCTAGCGACATTGACCGTATTACTGGTTTGCCTGAGTTTATGACTGGTGGACTTCCAGAGATTCGCCGTACCGCTACCGAGGTTTCAGCCATCACAGATGCTGCTAACGCCCGTACAGCCGATAAACTGGCTATCATTGAAATGGCTATCTCTAAGGTTGCCAAAAATATGCTTATGTTGGCTCAGCAGTACATGACTGGTGAGCAGGTTGTTCGTGTTACTGGTAAAGATGGCGAACCTGCTTGGGTTCAGTTTGACCGTGACTATCTTGAGGGTGACTTTGACTTTGATGTTGTTGGTGGCTCTACCAAGCCTAATAATGAGGCTGTGCGTCGCCAAGGTGCTTTGCAACTTGTTGACGCTATGACTCCGTTTGCTTCTACTGGTATTGTTAATATGCAGGAATTGGCTGCTCATGTGTTGCGTGATGGGTTTAATATTAAGAATCCAGAGAGGTTCTTGTCCACGCCTCCTCCGCCGATGGACCCAGCGATGCAGGGACAACCAGAGGGTGGTATGCCTCCTGAAGGTGGTCCACCACAGGGTTTGCCACCTGAAATTGCTGCCATGATGGCACAACAGCCTCCACAACAGTGATACCAGTTCCAAAAAGGAACGGGTATCCCATATGTAGAGCAACCTTTGGACTCTAGGAGAAAAAATGAGCGATACTTTCGCACCCGCACCTGACGCAGAACCCACCATAGGGTCAACTGATTCCAGCGAGGCAAGTCAAACCACAGAAAAACAGTATTTAGACCCGACTGAATATTCTAATTATAGAGTACCAGTTAAACTAAATGGTGAGGAACAAGATGTTTCTTTTACTGAGGCTATTGCTGGTTATCAGCGACAAGCAGATTATACTCAAAAGACACAGGAACTAGCGGAACAAAGGCAGGCTTTACAGTTTGCTGCTACGCTACAGACTGCTCTGGAGAACGACCCTGCTGGAACTTTAAATCTATTACGGAACCATTACGGCATTTCTGAAGCGCAAGCACAGGAAATGGTTGACTCATATGATGAGGATATGGACCCTAGGGATATTCAGTTATCGCAACTTGATAAACGGCTTGCACAGTTTGAGGAACAACAGTCCCAGCAGCAGATTGAGAAAGAGATTTCTCGCTTGCAGGCTAAGTATGAGGATTTTGACACAAACCAAGTTGTTCAGGCTGCAATTCGCAGTGGTTCAACTGATTTGGAAGCAACATATAAGCAAATGGCTTTTGATGTTATTATGAATCAAAGAGAATTACAGTCTCAGGCTGCTGCCCAGTCGCAACTAAAGGAATCTGAAGTTGTGCAGGCTAAGCGTGATGCGAGTGTTATTTCTGGTGGCAGTTCTGCCACTGCTAGTACCACAAATGATTCTGCTACTTCTATTAACAGCGTGTCAGATGCTTGGGCTGCAGCCAAACGACAACTATTAGAAAACTAACTAAAAGGAAAATTAAATCATGTCTAACCCGAATTTTGATGCAATTCTAACTACCACACTCGCCAACTATCGTGACCAACTCACAGACAATGTGTTTTCGGCTCGTCCGTTGACCTACCACCTTATGAATAAGGGTCGTATCCGCATGCTTAACGGCGGTTCTAAAATCGTTGAACCTTTGGTTCATGGTTTGAACACCACTGTTGCTGCATACTCTGGCTACGACACTATTTCACTTACACCTCAGACTGGTATTTCAGCAGCAGAATTTGATTGGAAGCAGTACGCTGCTTCAATCGCCATTTCTGGTATTGAAGAAGCCAAGAACAACGGAGAACAGGAAGTTATTAACTTGCTGGAAGCCAAAATCATGCAGGCTGAAGAGTCAATGCGTGAAGGTTTCAACCAGATGTTCTTCGCTGACGGTTCTGCTGCTAACGCATGGAACGGTCTTGGAAACTTGATTGAAACAGGCAACACTGTCGGTGGAATTAACTCGGCTACTGCTGGTAACGAATACTGGCGTTCATACGAAGAAAACACTGCTGGTGCTTTGACACTTGCACAAATGGCTACTGCTTACAACAGCGTTTCTGTTGGTAACGACCATCCAGACATGGTCCTTACTACACAGACATTGTTTGAAAAGTACGAGTCACTTCTGCAGCCACAACTGCGTTACACAGACACTAAGACTGCAGATGCTGGTTTCCAGAACCTGCTTTTCAAGTCTGCTCCTGTAACTTTTGATGTTCATGCGCCTGCTGGCACCATGTTCTTCATCAACTCAAAGTACCTTTCACTTGTCGGTCATTCTGGTAAGTGGTTTGAAAACACGGCGTTTGTTCGCCCTGAAAACATGGATGCCCGTTATGCACTTATCTTGTGCTACGGAAAC